ACGGCTACGGCTACGGCTACGGCGACGGCACCGGCTGCGGCTACGGCCGCGGCACCGGCACCGGCTGCGGCGACGGCACCGGCTACGGCTACGGCTACGGCTACGGCTACGGCTGCGGCGACGGCTGCGGCGACGGCACCGGCTACGGCTACGGCTACGGCACCGGCTACGGCAGCAGCGACTAAAGCGGGGGGGTGCGAAGTGAAACCGCTCGACAAGATTCTAGAGACGGCGGAGCGGGTGTACCGGGCGCTGATCGAGGGGTTTGCGCGTCAGTCCGGGGGGATTGACGCCGACCGCGAGTTTCGCGGGCTTGAGGCAGCCGCCCGGGCGTCTCTGGCAATCGCAGAGGCGTTCTGGGTCGCGGCGACGGCGTACTACAAGCGGGAGACGACGCAGAAGTGAAACAACCACCCCCCGGGGTGCTATCCGGGGGGTGGTTGTCTCTCCACAAGGAGGCTCCACGAGAGCCGAAGGGAGTGTACCATGTCGGACGACAAGCAGCAACGGCTCGCAAACGAGGTTGCGAGGCTGGTGGCTGAAGCTGACCAGAGGTATGAGGAGGTCAAGGCAGAAATCGAGTACCTGCGAGGCGAGCGGCGAAATGCGGAAGTGTACATCGCGGCGCTCGAACAGATGAACGTCAAGTTGCGGGCGCAACTCGACGAAGCGAACAACCAGATCGCGGAGTTTGGGGAGGACACCCAATGAACCCATCCGACGCGTTCCCCCACTGCGACATCGCCAACCACCCCCAAAGAAGTAGCGCGTGGCTGGAGTGGCGCAGGCAGGGTATCGGCGGCAGCGATATCCCGATCATCCTGGGGATGAGCCCGTACAAGGACGCCTCGATCAAGCGCGTCGTCATGGACAAGCTGGGCCTGATCCCCGATCCGGCCGAGGAGAACGGCGCGATGATGCGGGGCCGGCTGCTGGAGCCGAAAGCGAGGGCCATGCTCCAGCCCCGGCTGGGCAACCACGATATCCGCACGGCCTGTGTCTCGCGCAAGGACCACCCCGACGCCCGGGTGAGCCTGGACGGTTACATCTGCTACGGCAAGGGGGCCGCCGTGCAGATCATCGAGATCAAGTGCCTGAAGGTCGAGCTGCACGATCTGGTCGGCCTGATGGCTGACCGCAAGGAACCCGTCCACAAGCTGCCGGGGCACCTGGCGATTCAGGTTCAGTGGCAGCTCTACACCACGGGGGCGCATTGCTGTCATTTCGTGTCGTACTGGCAGCAGACCATGCGGCGGGACGACAACACGGGGACGCTGCACCGGATCACGCTGTACCCGGAGCCGGCGCTCTGGGGCATGTACCTGCTGCCCCGGGTAGAGGAGTTCGCCCGCAAGCTGGCCATTCTGCGCCGGGTCGGGTACGGGGTGGGTGGCGTGGGTCTGGAGCAGTTCGAGGCGGACTACCGGGACGTGTTCGGGGAGGAGTCCTGACATGGGGCGTAGAGCGAAGGTGCGGGCACCGCTGACCGAGGCGCAGCGGGAGCTGGTCGCGGCCAACGTGGGCATCGCCTATGCCGCCGCTGACAGTGTGTACGCGGAAGGGAAGTATCTCGGGGATCGTGACGAGCTGCGACAGGCCGCCGCATACCATCTCGTACAGATGATCGTCAACTACGATCCTACGCGAGCGTCCCTGTCTACCTATGTGTTCGACGCCCTGCGTAGTCGGCTACGCTACCTGGTGCAGACGCACGGGTTCGGCGGTCAGATGCGCGGGTGTCGCACGCGGGGCGGCAAGGAGCGAGTGGGATTCGGCTCCGTCCGTCGCAAGCGGACGACCACCCCGCAACAACTCGCTCGAATGAACGCGGCGTTCACCATGCTACCACGGAAGCCGATCAGTCTGGACGAGTTCGTCTACCCGGAACGGCCCGAGGACGGTACGCTCGCCGCGACCATCCCGGACGCGACGGAACCCCCCGCACTCGACCCGGACCAGCGCGAAGCGCTGGCGGCTGCGCTGTCCCGCCTGACCCCGGTACGGGCCTGGCTCGTGCGGCGGTACTACCTGGACGAGCCCCCCGCAACCGCCCGGGAACTGGCGCAGGAGCTGGGCGTTTCGCATCAGAGCATCCTGTATCGGTTGCAGGTGTGTATCCGCCACCTGGCGAATGACGTGTCCCTACAGAGGGCGTGCGGCCATGCGTGAGCCCGTGATCCTGACCCTGCCGTTTCCGCCCAGTGTCAACAACTACTGGCGACACGGCCGAAACGGCAACACCTATGTATCGGAGCGGGGTGAGGAGTACCGGTTAAAAGCGCTGATCGCCGTCATCAATGCGGGCAAGCCGCGCATCGACGGCAGGCTTCTGTTCGAGTGCGATGTGTACCCGCCGAACTATCGCCTCCGGGACATCGGGAACCTGAACAAGAGCCTGGAAGATGCGCTCCAGGCGTGCGGGGTGTTCAAGGACGACGAGCAGATTGATCGTGCCATCTACACCCGCCGGGAAGTCCGTCCGGGGGGGCTGGTCGTCGTCCGAATTTCGCAGCTTTCGCCCGAACTTCTTGGAAAACCGATCCTCTCAGTGTAAGATAAGGGTATGGCACTACTTACATTCACCGAAGCGGCCCAGGTTGCCACGAAGTCCCTGCGACGACCGATCAGCCCCCAGCGCATCCGCGCCTGGGCTGATCGGGGGTTGTTCAGCAGCGTAACCTACTCTGCCGGGACGCCGTACATCCACGAGCGGGTACTGGCCACGCATCTGGAGACGCTGGCCCCGGCGATGCGGATGCTGACCGTCGTGGAAGCGGCGGAACTGGCCGAGAAGCTGACCGGCGTACCGACCCCCCGGGAAACAATACGGCAGTGGTGCAAGGTGGGGTATTTGAGCGAGGACCGGAGAACCCGGAGGGTGTTGAAGTCCGTTCGCCCGGGGCAGGGCAAGCGGACGCTGATCGACCCGGTAGACCTGCGAACGTACGTCGCGCATGTGGTTCCGAAACCGTCGGACTGTCCGGTGGGGAGGCCGCGAGGAAAGAGGGCACACGCATGAACCGCATCCAACTATGGGCGTGCGGCGGCGGTCGGCAGTCCGCTGGGATTGCGGCATTGATCGCCCTGGGACGGCTACCGAAGCCGGACTACGCCTGCATGGTCCGGCTGGAGGGGGAGATTCACACGACGTGGCCCTACGTCGATACCTACATCCGGCCAGCGATGGCGCGGATGGGCGTGCCCTTCACGGCGATCGACAGAGCCGAGTACGCGACGAAAGACTTCTGGGGCGGTGCGGACGGCGAGACGATTCTGTTGCCAGTGTATACCAACCAGTCCGGCAAGCCCTCGAAGCTCACGGAGTTCTGCTCCGGGGAGTGGAAGCGGGAAGTGAATCAGCGATGGGCTGCACGGCAGCCGGGCTGGAAGGATCGCGGCGTCGATGTGTGGTTAGGCATCTCCCTGGACGAATCCACCCGGAGACGTAACGCCCGCCGGCAGTGGATCGCCCCCGCATATCCGTTGCTCGACGTACTGCCGACCCGCCTGGGGGGCTGCCTGGAGGCCGTCCGTGAGGCGGGCTGGCCCGAACCACCCCGGTCCCGCTGCTACTGGTGTCCCAACCAGAGCGACCACGAATGGGGCCAGCTTACCCCCGAAGAGTGGGAAGCCGCGTGCGATCTCGACGACGATATCCGGGAGACGGACCCGAACGCCTTCCTGCATCGCAAGATGATCCCGCTTCGGCTGGTGACGTTGGAGACAACGAGCGATCAGCCGGACTTGTTCTCAGGTGGTTGCAGGGCCGGCATGTGTTTCTGAGGGCTCAAACATGATCGGTCTGGCACTCCCCTACCCGGGGAAGTACAAGGACGCCGAAGTGATCGCCTCCGTGCGAGGCGGCGCGTCCCTGGACGAGATCAAGCGGAAGCACGGGTACGATCCCGAACAGGCGATGCACGCCTACCTCGATTACATCGACCACGTTGTCACGCAACTGGATGACCTGGCGACCGCCAAGCAGCAACGGGCGATCGTGCGGGATTGCGTCCTCGAACTCATCTCCCGTTACTACACGGCGGCGTGTGAACTGAACCTGAAGGCCGCGCAGTTCGTGCTGGGGGCCATCGCGCAGTACGCGAAGCTGGAGCGGGATCACTACACGCTCGACCGCGAGCAGATGTTGCACAAGGGGCAGGAAGCTCCTGACGATGACAAGGCGCTGTCGCCCCGGGAAGCCAGCGCCCGGCGGCAAGCCCGGCTCGATGAACTGGAGAAGGCCGGCCACCGCGTCCCGAGCGAGGCTCGCCGGGCGGGGTCGCTCATCATGGATTACGAGGACTGACCGTCTGTCGCTGTGGCGAAAAGTAAACGCGCCGGGTTAAGACCCCGGTACCCCGGGGAGATACAACCCGGTGCTGCCCGACTGGTCGGGGGCGGCTCCTGAATGGGGTTTGGGGGTTCAAGACCCCTCAGCGACACTTACGAGGATTGAGCATGGTCTGCCCATCCCGCATACCTTCGCAGTGTACGCAAGCCCCTGGGTGTCTGTGCGGTGCCTGCGAGAGCCGCCGGTACACCGTGCGAAGGATGCTCCAGACGATCGAGATGCTTGAAACGCATCGCGACAGAATGAGCCCGCAACGGCGGCAGGAACTGGACGATCTTCGCGCGGCTGCCGAAGAGGAGAGGGCGGAACTCGATGGACGCTGAGGACGAGATTGCCCGTCTGCGTGACGCCCAGTGCGCGCTCGCTTCCTCTCAATCCCTCCGCAAGTACCTCGAAGTGGTGACGATCGACGCCCGGGACGCGGACGGCAACGCGCTCCGGTTCGGTGACGTGATCGAGAAGTGGCAAGCCCGCAGTACCGTACCCATCATGCGGGCGATCGAGGGTATCGCGGGCATCAACCCCACCTATGCCGGGCCGCTCTACTTCTGGCGCGATCTCCCCCAGGGGCACGACAAGACTTCCGGGATCGCTCGTATCTGCAATGGTGCGCTGGCCTTCTGCCGCCGTCCCATCCGGATCGGGGTGTTCGCGAAGGACAGCATCCAGGCTGGGCGCATCTGGCAGTTCATGCGGGATGAAGCGCAAACCAAACGCTTGAACCCGTGGCTCGGTCAGCGGCTCAAGTTCATCTCGTCCCCCACCCGGAAAGTTTTCGGCATCCCCACCGAACAGGACGGAATCATTTCCGGGGGCGGTGAGCTGGAAATTCACGACAGTGACGCCGCCGGCAACGCGGGCCACAAGTTCGATATCACCATCTGCGAAGAACTCACCTGGTGGCCCGAGAAGGGCAAGGAACTGCTCGACCAGTTGTACACCCGCCGGCACAAGATCAAGGGGGCCGTCTTCGTCGTGCTGGGGAACGCGGGCATCCTGAAGACCTGGCAGCATGATCTGTACCTCGAAGCCCAGCAAGACCCGGACTGGGACGTGTACCGCACCGAGGGCTCGGTAGCCGGGTGGATACCCCCGGAGAAGCTGGCGCAGGACAAGCGCACCGTGGCCCCCTCGATCGCCCGGCGGGTCTACGACAATGAATGGATCAGCGAGGACGAGCAGACGTACCTAACCCGGGCCGAGCTGGACGCGGTGGAAGCTCGCTCGCGGGAACTGGGCTTGAAGCCCTACAGCAACGCCCGCCCTGGCGTGAAGTACGTCGCCAGTATCGACTACGGCAGCGTCAAGGACTGGTGCGCCATGTGCGTCCTGGGGGTGTATCCCGATGGTACGAACCGCGTCGTCAAGCTGGATGTTGTCCGGGGGAGCCGGGCAACCCCGGTGAGTCTGGCATCCGTGAACACCTGGGCCGAGATGGTCAACATCGCCTTCCGGCCGGCGTGGGTGGTCGATACCTACCAGATGGAGTGGTTCGTTCAAGAACACGCGCTTTGGCCGATCGAGCGGTTCGCCTACCGGGGCGGCCTCGCGAACTACAAGATGGCCGAGCATGTGCGCACGCTGGTCGTCAACCGGGAACTCCTCTGGCCCCCCGAGATCGGATCGGTGCGCATGACCGACCGGGCGGGCCGTGAGATCGACTACACACTCGCGGATGAGTTCGCCGATCTGGTGACGGTCGATCTCCCGTCCGGGTACCGCTGGGACCACAAGGCGAACAAACACGACGACCGGGCGACGGCGGTAGGCATGGCGGCGTACTACGCCTCCCAGGTTGATCTGTCTCGCCCGTTTGCGGAGAAGACGCCTATCCCGTCGCTGGACATGGGGCGCAAGCAGCACATCGCGGACCTGGCGGCTCCAGTGGAGAAGTACAACGTGTGGGGTACCGGGGGATCGTGATTGACCGCGTAGCCTCCGGAGGCGAGAATCACCCCAGGGGAGGGGTAGCAGCATGCTGGCACGGTACTTGAGGACGGGGGGACGGGTGCGGTACGCGCACCCGCTGGATGACCCCGCGTTGCGTGGGCTGCTCTCCAATTTCGTGCGCATCTCTCTCCGGGGGCATCATCTGCCTGGGATCGTGCAGGGGCTGACGCAGCGGACAGCACACCCGTTCTTGACCGATCGGACGAATCAATCCATCTGGCACGCCCTGATGAATGAGGGTCACCCGGCCGACCTGCACGCCTATCTGGATCGGCTTGCGGAGTCGGAGGGACAACACCCGTTCTCCCCGGACACCCTCCACACGTTGCACAACATCCTCACGGCGGTCGGTGAGGGGGAGTCGAACATGCCAGACTGGTTGCGGGGGTACGCCCCGGGGGTGCTTCAGCACCGCGATCTGGGCGCGGCAACCCTGCACCACCTGCAAAACGTCTCCCCCAGTACCCTCGCGTCAATGAACGTGCTGGGCCGTCGCGCCGGCCGGCTGAGGCACCCGCAAGCAGAGTCGCTTGCGGCCTTGCTGGGTGACGTACATCCCGCCAACGTCAACACCGAGTCGGTCGTACCCGGGATGCTCCGCATCCATGACATCGCGCACGAGATGGCCGGCGAGGGGCGATCACGGGAGACCGCCGAGTTGACGCGGGACAGGATCGCCAGACTCATCGCCCACCACCTCCAGCCGGCGCTGGGCGAGTTCGGCCGGACGGGGAGGATGCCGAACGATGTCTAGCCCGCCCCAACCCAACGCCGGCCCGGTCCTCTCCGGGGAGCAGCAGACCCTCGCCGAGCGGGGCGTGCCGGTGCTGCACGCGCCCGTACCCCTGCCTCCCGGTAGCGGGGCCATGCCTCCCGGCGACGGCATGTTCATCTTCCCGCACTTTCAGCAATTCCAGGCCGCGTGGAATACGGCGGGGGCACGGTCCTACCGCTGGACGTTCGACGAAGCCCTCAAGCACTCTCGCGAGAACGCCCTCGCTTACCGGCGTGACCCGGTCGTCTACGAAGCCCTTCGCGCCCGGCAGATGCCTACCGCCGGGCTGGAGTGGCACCTTCAGGCCCGCAACGAAGATGATCCCGGGGACATGGATCACGCCAAGCGCTGCCGCGAGGCGATCGAGGACACCCCGGGGCTCCAGCAACTCCAGATGATGTTGTTGGAAGCGCTCTGGTACGGCCGCTACGGCGCGCAACTCACCTACAAGTGGGACTGGAGCGCCGGCTACCGGCGTGCCGTGGTCGATCAGTTCTTCCCGGTCAACGGCGACAAGCTCGTCTTCCGCTACACCGGCGAGGTGGGCATCCTGGTCGGGGCGAGCTTCCCCGGGACATGGATGCCGACCGACCGGGGCAGGGCACACATCTGCACCCCCGATGAGCGCCAGACGCTCATCGTCCACGAGCACGAGCGCGAGGATGCCGACTACACGCAAGCCGACATGGCGGGCCGGGTGCATGGTGTTGGCGTGCGGGACCGATTGTATTGGTTCCTGTACATGAAGCAGCGCGTTCTCGCGTGGATGATGGAATTTCTCGAGCGCGTCGGTGCGGGCGGCGTGATGGTGTTCTTCTTCGAGAGCGGTAACAACGCCTCCATGTTGGAAGTGAAGGAAGCCGCCGAGAAGATGAATAAGAACACGGCCTTCCTCTTCCCGAGGTACGCCGACGGGAAGACCGGCCCGGGGTTCCAGCGCATCGAGCCCAGCATGGCCGGTGTGGAACTGCTGCGGGAACTGGTGACGACCTACTTCGACCAGATCATCCGGCGGTTGATCCTGGGGCAGTCCCTCTCGGCCGAAGCGACGGGAACCGGTCTGGGCTCCGGGGTGGCGGCGTTCCATCAGGAGACGCTGAACCGAATCCTCAAGTACGACGCCCGGAACCTACAAGAGACGCTGACCCGGGATTTCGTCTCGACGATCAGCCGGTGCATCGACCCCAGCCGTAGGCCGCCGAAGTGGGTCTATGAAGTGGACAAGCCGAACGCGGCCGAACACCTCGAAGCGGCGATGCGGTTCTTCGACATGGGCGGCTCGATCGACGAGGACAATCTGCGGAGCGTGTTGGGCCTGCCGAAGCCGAAGCCCGGCGTACCGATCCTAGCCAAGCTCGATCCCATGAATCCGCAGATGGGCGTACCGGGCATGGCTGGTCCCGGGGCGATGGGGATGGCGGGTGGCGGCGGGCAATTGGTGCCGGGCGGGCCGATGCCTGGGTACAACCCCGCGCAAGACCCGATCATGGCGGCGCTATTCGGGATGGGGAGGGTCTGACATGCTAGCCCGGTACTTGCGAGAGCGTGAGAGGCCGGTGCGGTACGCCAGCCCGTACCACGACCCGGAATCGCTCCAGGCGCTCATGAACTTCCTGGCGATTAGCACGCGGGCGGGGGGACTACCGAACCTGCACCGGGGGGAGATGCGGGCTCCGGGGGCGAACCGGCTGGCGTCGATGTACCAGCAAAACCCGGCCTCGCTCCAGGCCATCAACTCGCTATTCCAGAACCACCACCCGGCCGACCTGGCGGCGTACCTCGACATGGCGGACGAATACGGCATCCCGCACATGCGGGGCTCCAGCGACCCGGGGTATGTCCAGTTCATCCAGACCTTGCGCGACCTGTATGACGAAATGACGCACGGCGGGGGAGAGCAGGGGGTCAACCCTCACATACTGCGGCAGTACGGGGGAGGGCTACAGAACCCGGTGACGTTGGCGGCGGTGCAACGTGGTGTACACCTACCGACCGGGAGTATGACTCCCGCCCAACGGGTATCGGAACTGTTGCGATCTCTTGTGCAGCATCGCGACCGGCGCGCGTCCGACACCGACCTACATAACCAAAGCTTGCGGCAGTATAACAACCCGCTGTCGCTCGTTCACCTGCACGACATTGCGGACGACGTGCTGCACGACGACAAGCTACCCGCCAGTGTGGGTAATTGGGGTGCGGGCGTGCGTGCCGACATGAGCGACCTGCTGCACCGGGTGGTTCAACCGACGCTCCGGGGGTTGTGATGCTCGCCCGCTACCTCCGCACCACCGACCGGGTCCGGTACGCCGCGCTCGACCCCGCCCACGAGGCCGCGATCAGGAACTACCTGGCGCTGACCACGCGGGCCTACGACGTGCCGGGGCTGTACCAGCAGGCCCGGCCGCATCTGCCCCAGGGGCGGGACGGGGAACTGCTCCACCGCCTGATGCAGACGATGCTCGCGGAGCATGACCCGCACGCGCTCGCGACATTCCTCGATGCGCATCAGGACATGACGGGGGAGCCGTCGAACCCCATCGACTTCGGGGCGATCATGCACGAACCGGAGCATTCCCGGGAGATGCTTCCCCGCACACTCGCCGCACTTCACGCCGTGCTGGGAGGCAGTCACCACCTGCTCGGCGTGCCGAATGCCGTGCAGCGGTTCACCCCGGAACGCCTGAACGACCCGGACATGCGGGAGTATCTTCAGGATCACTTCCAATCCAGCCAGCACCAGACATTCGGATTCAGTCCGAACATTCGACGGGCCGGTGATGCCCTACACAGCACGCATCCGTCAGCTACGGCCGAACTGGATCAACTGCACGGAGGTCTGTGGGAAGGCGATCCACACAGCGGCGTAGGTCTGCACGACCTGCTGCGGCATCTGGCCAACCAGCCGTCAACCCGGAACATTCGCGGGCTTCTGAATGACACCCGGAAGCAGGCGACGGAGCATCTGCGGTTCCGTGTACTGCCCGGGGTGCTGAACCAATGAGCCAGACCCGCCGCAAGCTGGGCAGTTCCTTCGCGGACGCGCTGTCGCTCGTCCGCTCGACCAACCAGCGCAGCAAGCGCGCCGTGGTCGCCGGCAAGACGGGCGGGCTGGGGCTCAACCCCCAACGCCTCTTCGACGCCGTGGCCGAGTTCTCCGGGGGCGGGCAATCGTTCGTCGGGTACGCCGATCGTGCGGACATCCCCCCGGAGCTGCTGACCTACTACGCCGCCTGGCTGGGCCTCATCCAGAACAGTCCCGGGGTGGTCACGTTCGTCGAGGGGGCCGGGGCGGATCGGCTCGTCATCTTCTCCCTGGGGCCGATCGCCCCGGATCAGTTGTCGGCGGCACTCGATCTCTCGGCAGCGCCGGCCCGCTGGGTGATGCCCTCCCCGGAGGGGTTGCGAGTCATGGTGCTGGTTCATGGCGGCGAGGGAGAGTCAGCGGTAGAATGGCTCTCGAAGTTGTCCCGCACCGCGCCGCTCGTGGTGCGGGGGATCGCGACCATTCTCGGGGGATCGACCAATGCCGCCGGCCGAGCAGCCTACCGGGACATCATCGCCAGGGCCGAGGGCACCGCTGGTACTGGTGTTGCCAATGGTCCCGGGGACGGCCCCGTCCACGCCCCCACCGGGGGCGCAGTCTACCGGGGAATCTTCTACCCAGGCGGGCAGGTGATCCCGGGGGGCTGACCATGCTGGCGAGATACCTCCGCTCCCACTGCGCCCCGGTGCGCTACGCCGCCCCGGACCCCAATTCCCCGCTGTCGCTGCTGGTGCGCTCGCGGTTGTTGTCCCAGCCGATGCAGCAGCACGAGGGTATGCTGCCCATGTGGCACGAGATGCCGCACACACAGCACCTCCCCGGGATGCTCGACGCTCTGCACGGCGGGGATCACACGCAGTTTCCGCACTTCCTGAAGGCGCTCCAAGATCACCTGGCGCAACTCCAGCAGGCAGACCCGAACTACCAGGCTCCGCGATACATGCACCCGGAATTGTTGCAGGCGATGACCCACCTGTACCAGTTGCGAGCCGGGATGCCTGGACACCACCCGTTGCTGCACGCTTACGAGCTCGGATCACTGGGGGATCAGGCGGGGAACCAGGCGGGACAGATGCAGTTACAGCCTCTACTGCGTGCAGGATCGCTACATCAGCGTCCTCTGTTGCAGCTAGCGAGTTCTGACCGGAGGCATATCGAGCAGTTACTGCGGCCGCTCGCGTCAGGGGGCGGACTTCCCGAACTTCTCGACGCCCATGCGCGCATTCGCCACCTGCTCCTACCTCACGGGATGTCTGGCCCGTTTCTCCCGATCGCAAAGCTCACCTCCGAGGCGATCGGGGCGAACGTCGCGGCCCGCGAGCAGTTCGGGCAGGCGCATCAACAGGCGATCGAGCCCCGACATGATCGCCCCGGGGAGATGCTACCCGAAGATTACTACGCCCTGTCCCGCAAACACCCCCGGAGGCTCTGATGCTCGCGCGCTACCTACGCACCACACAGAGGCCCGTCCGGTACGCCGCGCTCGACCCCGCCCACGAGGCGGCGATCCGCAACTACCTGTCGCTCATGACCCGGGCGCAGGACTTGCCGGGGCTGACTCATGAATTGACCCGAAGGCAGGTCATCCCCCCGCAAGTATCTCAGCCGCTCATGCAGGCGCTGCGCAACCCTACCCATCCCGCCGATCTAGCGATGGGTGCGGACATGCTGCACGAGGCAGGGCTGGAAGGCAAGATTCCCACCCCGGGGCGAGCGTACCGGGGCTTCGACGCGCCTTCCCCGAACGGGCGATTGATTGACCAGCTCCTGTATCACCTGCACGGAATCGCGCAGCAGGGCCACGCCGCGATGGGCGACCCCCGCCACCCGGCACTACGGGGGTTGCTGAACGAGGAATTACCCGAGTACAGTCCGGAGTTTTACGATCGTCACCGCATCCTACGCGATGCGTCGATGAGCCTGGGGCGCATCCTGCGAGCGCTCCCCACGAACCACCCGCTGTACTCGCCGATCCATGCGCTGTACATGTCTGGGGACGCGAGAGGCCAGACCGCCCCGGGATACCATCGGGAACAGCTTGTGCGGGGGTACGATCTGGCCCACGATGCGGAACTGCTGGGCCAGCAGCACGGCGGGCGGTACAGCCCGACGGAAGACACGCTGGGCGATCTGGACTGGACGGGACGGCACGCTCGTGGGGAGATGGCCCACGGTCTGAACCGGCTACTCGACCAGCTCCACGGGGTCCGACTCGCACGACACGCGAGGGGGTAACGATGCTTGCCAGATATCTCCGCACCAGCACACGCCCTATCCGCTACAACATGCACCCGGAACTGGCGCAGGCACTCTCCAACTACCTACGCATCCACGCACGCGCGAACGAACTGCCGCACCATGCCGCCCAGACGCTGCACATGGCGCAGCGTCTGGGTGATGCCGACTACGCCCAGCAGGTAGCTCGGCTCCGACCGCAGTTACACGAACTGATGCAAGGCATCCTGGGGGGACACCACGAAGCCCCGGGGATGTACCTGGACCTACTGCACGAGAATCTACCCGAGGTGTCGCGGCTGGCAGGGCCGCCGCTCCACCGCCAGCTACGGCTGGCGGACCCTGTCGGGTATCTGCTCGAACACCTGAGCCAGTTGAGCGGGGTCGTGCAGCACCCGGAGGCGGCAGCGGCGTACCGGAGTGATAGCTTCGGTATGCGGGCGCGAGGCGCAGACAACCTGGCCACGGCGGGGTGGCACGGTAATCTACCGGACCAGATGACATCTCCGCGACAGTCCTTGCTCGACCTGATGCGCCACGAGCGTACGCCCGCCGATCTGCGAGGCTATCTGCGAGCGATAGACCGCAACAACCGCCGGGGCAACTTGCCCACGAGCGACCCGGTACTGCGGCTGATGACTGCGAACGATCTTGCCCGGGAGTCCATCTCCCGAGGGCCAGAGCAGAGCCTGCACGGCCACGAGTTGTACGCCGGGACGCGGGACGTACTCCGGGACCATCTCATCCCGCACCTGAACCAGTTGGGGGGTGCCTGATGCTCGCACGCTACCTGCGATCCCACTGCACCCCAGTGCGGTACGCCATGCCCGCGCAAGCGGACCCGGAGTTAGCGGCATCCATCCGCAATTACCTGGCGCTCACGCTGAGGGGCGCGAACGTGCCGTATCTGCACCATCAGTCGCAGAGCGTGTTGCAGCCGTTCTACCAGGAACACCCGGCGGCGCAGCAGGCGTTCCACGGGCTGCTGGGGGAGCATGACCCGGCGGCGCTCATGCAGTACCTCGATCTGCTGGCCGAACACGGGGACGACCACGGCGCGATGCCGCGTCTGACCCCTGATGTCCTGATAGCCGCCGCGCGCGCCGCACAGCAGGGCATCGGCGGCTATCCGCCGCACTTCCAACTTCTAGGCCACCTACTCAACACCGCCCGCCCGCTGGTCGGCGACCTGCGTAGCGCCGACTCCCCGGTGCAGGCGTTCTCCCCGGGGCAGATGCAGGGGCTAGCGCCGATCCTGCGTCAACTCGGCATGAACAACCCGGGCCCCGTGCTGGCGGCAGGGAGTTTGTACCGCAGCTTGCAGGGTTCGTATGGTACGCGGTTTCGGGACGCCCGGGATACGGTGAGGCAGGGCATCGACCACCTGCGGCACGGCCGCCCCGAGGGGCTAGCGCCCTTGTATGATACCGCGCATGACGTGGCGTCGTCGCTAGGGCCCCATGCTCAAACGGCGGTCGCCGCCGACGCGCACCACCTCCGCAATCAGATAGCCCATCTGATTCATCAGACGCTCATCCCCCACCTGTACGAGAACCAGCCCTAGCCCCTTCCGTCCTGAACTCCGTCCCGGTACACTACTTCCATGCTGTCACCGACCATCGACTACCTGAGCGATCCCAACTACGTCATCGTGGACGGTGTACCGATCCTCGATGAGCACGAGTTGTTCGTACCGGGGAACAAGGAAAAGGGCACCCAGGACCAGCGCATCAAGATCACCCCGGCGGTGCTGCAACACATCTGCGACAACAACAACCGCCGGGCGAAGGAGACGGGCGATGTGGTGTTGCTCGTGGACGGGCACACCAAGGATGACGCCCCGGAGGACGACCAGCCCGAGATTCTGGGCGAGGCGGATTCCTTCCGGCTGGGGCCGCTGTTCAACACCGGGAGGCAGGCGATCCTGTCCCGGTGGAAAATCAGCAAAGACCCGGCAAAGCTCGCGAAAGTCAAGGGGATCACCCGGCGCTCGGTCGAACTCTGGACTGACCGCTGGGAGATCGACCCGATCGCGATCCTGCGCAGCACGCCCCCGGAACGCGACCTGGGGGTACTGCGGCTATCGCGGATGGAAAATCGTTCCATCGACCCCGCCGGCCGGCTACGCTACAAGCTGACAAAGCACTCGATCGCGGTGCATTATGAGGCGACCCCCATGCAGCCGAACCCTATGGCGACTCCGCAGATGCCGGCGCAACCCCCGGTTGCAGCTCCTGCCGTGCAATCCCCGGTCGCGACGGGGATGAACCCCTCCCCGGACCCGGCGCTTGTCCAGGCCGTCGCCAGTGCGGTCATGCAGTCCGATTCCTTCGTACAGTTGCTTCAGCAGCAGCAGCAGATGATGCAGACCCTCCAGACTCTTCAGCAGTCGCTGGCCCCGCCGGTGATGCCTGGGATGGGTGGTCAGCAGCCTGGTATGGGCCAGCAGCCCCCCGGGATGATGGGTCAGCAGCCAGGGGGCGACCCGATGCAGGCGCTACTCGCGCAGCTCATGGGGGGTATGGGACAGCAACCCGGGCAGGAAGGCCCGCCCCAGGAAGAACAGCGCGATGACAAGGACAAGGTGCGACTGGATGCGAACCAGCCCGGCATGAGCTTCCCGTCCGGGAGCAATACGTTTCTGCCCCGGATGCCCTCCGCACACACCGGCGACCGTGACCAGACCCGATCCCCGAGGCCGACCATGTACCAACAGCAGCCCGGACAGACCGCGCCGCTGCTGCCCACCCCGGGGCAGCCGGTGCCGCAGCCAACCCCCACCCCCGCGCTCCAGCAGCCGCCCCGGGAAACCGACGGCGAGATGATCGCCCGGCTCACCCGCGAGCGGGACGCGGCGATTCACCTCTGTCGCCAGATGCAGGTGATCGTCGAGTTGACCGCGCTCCAGCAGGAAGGCATCGACCTGGACGTGCGCGAGGAAGTCCCCTTCCTCACCGGCCTGGCGGACAACGACCGGGCGCTACGCTATCAGCACATGCGGCAGCGATACCGCCGCCGGAACGAACAGCAAGGACGGGACACGAACGCACTGCACAACCTCCCGGGGCTGCCGAACATCGTGGGCACCGGCCCCGCCGTGCCTGTGCAGTACCAGCGCAGCGACAACACCCAGCCGGGTGGGGCGGAAGCGCCTCCGACCGAACAGGAACATCAGGCGGTCATCAACCTGATGGTCGAAGAGAAGCAAGCAGGTCGCGACCCGAGTTACCGGGTGTGCCTCTCGCGCGTGCGGGCAGGTGGCAACCGGAACGGCCGCACCTACGAGCAGGTGTACTAACCCCCGGGGAGAACGATGCCGACGTACAGCATGAATGGTGTGGCGTCCGAGACACTGTACGTCTCGCGCGTCGTCACCTCAACCACGACCGCCGAGGGCTCGCTGGCCTTCAGCATGGCGGACGACACGACCGTCGAGCCGGTCGGGGTCACCCAGGAAGGTTCCCGGCTCGCCCCGGGGATCGGCTCGAACGACCCGACCATCGCCGCCACGGCGGGCGTCGGTGTTGCGGTCTACGGGCTGGGCAACACGGCGCTCGTGAAGTGCAGTCACGCCGTCACCGCCGGGACACGCGTCAAGGTCGGCGCGGCGAACGGCCTGATCCGCTCCGTGCAGGGATCGGAGTCCGGCGGCGAGTGGACGCTGGGCATCGCACAGGAAGACGGCGTTGCCGACCAGCTCGTCAAGGTGTTCATCGACCCCCAGCAGATTGCCCGGCCGTCGAGCTGACCCAAACCAACCACGGAACCCGATCCAGACCAACTACGGAACCTGACGCATGACCTACAACCCGGCCTACCCGAGCGGGACAAACACATTCATCCCACGGATGGACGCGGAAGGGACGGCCGGGCTGGTCGTCAACTTCTCGCGCAACCCCGCCGCCTTCAAGCTCCCTCGCTGGGCAAGCTACACTCCCGTCAAGCGCTGGCAGGGGCTCTACCTGCGCATGACGATCGAGGAGTGCGCCCGGATGCTCGATCCCACGAGCAACAACAACGTCTGGCCGCTGGGCAACGACGCCCCACAACTCACCTGGGGCACGGAAGGCTTCTCGTGGATGCCGTACACCACGGAGCGCTACGCCTTCGGGTTCGTGCTGCCCAACGAGGCCGAGCAGCAGGGCGACTTCAGTCCCCAGACCCAGAACGCCGCCGTGCAGGCACAGAAGTGCATGACCGCCCGGACGCAGAAGGCCGTTACGGTCGGTCTGACCACCGGGAACTACGACGCCTCGCACGTCGATACGGCCGCCAACTGGGGCGGCGGCTACCTGGGGTCGGGTACGCCCAGCAACCCGATCTTCTTCAAGGCGCTCCAGAACATGTTCCGGCGCATCCACATCGACACCAAGGCGTGTGTGACGCCCAACGACATGGTCGTCGTGATGAACCCGGCGCTGGCGAATGTCATCAGCCAGAGCGAAGAGATTCACTCCTACCTCAAGGAATCTCCGTTCGCGCTGGATCAGATGCGCGGCAACAAGGACGGGCAGAACGCCAACTGGGGCCTGCCCATGACCTACGCCGGGTTCCGCATCGAGGTGGAGGACGGGGTCAAGACCACGACCGGGAAGGGGATCGACCCACAGGACAGCGAATACATCTTCCCGTGGGACCAGCTCGCCATGTTCGCCCGGCCGGGCGGCCTGATCGCCCCGGAGGGTGCCACGTCGTTCTCGACCGTCCACGTCTGGCTCAAGGAAGACATGACGATGGAGTCCTTCGATGACCCCATCAACCGCCGCACCACGAACCGCATCGTGGACTTCTTCGGCGTGGACGTGGTCGCCCCGGTGTCGGGCTGCATCTGCACCGCGACCCTGGCGAGCCAGCCGACGGCGAGCGTCCTCGCCGGGGCGGGTACGCCGCCCGCGACCGGCACCCCGGTCCCGGTGTCGGTAGCCCCGGCCGACCCGCAGTTGCAGGCCCGGCTCGACGAACTGTTCCGCAAGTTCGACGCGGTCCAGCAGGAGACGGCCACGCTGCGGCAGGAGAACGAGGCACTGCGGACGCAGCTCGCCTCGCTCTCCCCGGAGAGTCCCGCGACCACGACCACCAGCCCGGAGCCCCGCAAGCCGGACGGCGGCCGGGGCCGCCGGGGGGAGTAACCCGTGGCCTTCGCAACCCCGCAGCAGGTCATTGACCGCATCGACGTGCGATGGCTGGGTGATCTCGTCACGGACGACAACACCCGGGCCACCGCCGCGCAGGTGCTGGCCTCGTCCCGGCTGGAGGCGTGCCTGGACGATGCTGCGGGGTTGATCCTGGCGTACGCACTCCAGGGGCAGCGCTACAGCCGGGACGACCTGGACGGGCTGACGGCAGAGGGGCTGTCGCTGCTGGTTCGCATGAACGTGGACCTGGCAGCGGCGATGCTTGCGGAGGGCCGCCAGGTACCGCTGGCGGACATCGAGAAGACGATTCCCGGGTACGGGAGAACGATGGGGCTGCTCCAGCAGCTCCAGCTCGGGAATGTGATCTTCGAGGTAGCCACCGCCGGACGGGCCGGCATCCCCGATATCGCCTACCAGCGCGAGGGGACAAACATCATCTGCAACATGCGGCCCCTGTTCGGCGATGTGAGCCAGACAGAGGCGCAGAACGACGGGCAATACCCACCTTGCTGTCCCGGGGAGTAGTTCATGGCGACGTTCTACAGCACCGGGCCGGTACTCCTCTGGGCAGGCCCGCAGATTCGGTTCCCGACGCAGTACCCCAGCAGCAGTTCGCAGGCGATTCAGTTCCTGGGGACGGCCGAGCAGACCCCCCAGGCCGAAATCCGCCGGCAGTACCAGCCGGCCTACAACGACTTGTCAGGCGCGGTGCCGTTCGACATGAATTTCTTGGGCGAAGACTTGATCTTCGCCATCGACCTGACGCGCTGGAACGAGTCCGTTTACGGCATCCTCTCGACCGCCCCGCAACAGATGGGCTCGATCCCCGCAGCCGGCGGTATTCCGCTACGGGGCTCCTACAGCGCGCTCAACGGTATGGGCACCCTGCAAGCGCACGAGGGGAACACGATCACGCTGTACGCGGTCTTCCCCTACGGGTTCCCGGCAAGCGCCCCGGGGCTGGCGATGCGGAGTCAGGGTATGCCCGTGGGCTATCGAATCCACGGGTGCAACCTCATCAACGACAAGCTGCACCAGATGGGCAGCAAGTACCGCAAGCTGCATCTGACCTTCCAGGCCGCCCCAATCATGGCGGCCGGTTACGGGTTCACGCTGTACGACCACGTCATCACTTCGGCGTTGCTGACGCCACCGCTCTGACCTACACTACCTCCGGCGGCCCGGTCCTGTCCCCGGAGCCGCGAGAAGCCTCCCGGGCTGTCGGGAGGCTTCTCCATTTCAGCCCCCGGAGATTGCCCGGAGTAGCTGCCGCCCCAGGTACTCCGTGTACGCCGGGGGGATCGCCTGGGACAGTTCTTTCCGGTTCATCCAGTCGATCCGCATGGCCCGCCGGGCGGCGGCCGGGTTGAAGTTGTTGCCGGCCACGCAGACCAGTCCGAACTTGCCGCAACTGTAGCCGTTGTGGCCCCCCTTCGGCCGCGACCCGGTGCGCTGGCCTTTCGGGTGCGGCGAGTGGTCCGGGGCCAGCAGCAGGACGCTCGACTCGAACGCCCGGTGCCGGATCACCCGCAAGCCGAACATGATCCCGCACAGCACCACGGGGAACCGCATGGGGGCCTGAATCACGTTCTCGATGACGTAGGGCCGGCCGCAGGCAATCAGGGCGTCTCGGGTGGCTGCCAGTAGGTCCGGGTGGTTGTCGCCGCTGTCGTGGATCATTCGCGTCGGGCTGTACCTCTGACACGGCGGGCTGGCGTGAATGGCGTCGTACTCGTGCCCGTGGTCCGCGAGGTACGCCAGCGCGTCCGCCTGCACGAACCGGAACGGATACCGGGGCTGGGGGTTGATGTCTACCCCGGTGATGTCCGTGAAGCCCGCGAGGTGATACCCCCACGAACACCCGCCGGCACAGCAGAACAGGTCAAGTAGTCGCACGATGTGACCCCCGGTGCGTGGTCATTCTCAATCAGGGTATCATACCCGAGTTTAACGAAGTGTCCATAGACATCCCAGAAATTATTCTGACTCCCCACGACTACACCATTTCCCGATGTTGTGCTACACTACCTCCGGTGGGCTCACTCCCTGCCAGGGCGGTCCCCGGTGGCTTGGGCGACACCGGGGCCGCCCTTCCCCCGGGGAGTGGCCCCCGCAACAGGGAGTGAGCATGTGGACCAACGAAGACCGCCTCATCTACACCGCAACCGTGCAGGGGTTCCCCCGGCACTACGACCCGGACGCCGTCCGTCGTAAGCTCGCCCTGGGCACCCGGGGCAACCTCAACAAGCTGATCGAGGCCGCGAATAAGGGCCGGGACATCCACGACGAGGCGGGCCAGCTTGTTCAGCCGGCCGCCCCGGAGGGATCGGCCGAACACCTGGCGGCGCTCGATGCGATGGGCCAGCTTGCGGCGGCAGCGGTGCTCGCCTTCGACCTGCTCCCCTTCGACCCGGAGACGGGGGGTGGGGTGATGGAGGGGGAGGCGCACAAGCTGCTCGCCGAGTTCTTGAGGTGGCTCCACGCAAAAAAACTCAGTGGCGCGATCTCGTCCTCTTGAACGCCCTCACCCCGGGGCTCCTCCCCCCGGTAACACGGGATCGCGCCGGCTACGAACTGTTCTTCGCCACGAAGCTCAACCGGGCCGAGTTGATTAACCAGCAGGCTGCGCTGCTGTATCTCGGATCGAGTTACGCGCAGAGCCTGGACGATCTGCCCGGCGAGCTATTCCTGGCGATCTGCGAGGACGAGGCCACGGCGTTCGAGGCGATGTGCAACGCGAACAATGGCCGTGAGCGTGCTAGACTTCACCGGGAACAGGTAGGTGGGGTACGGACCCGCAAGCTGATGGGGTGAGTCATGCCGCTACCGATGTTCCTGCCGATCAACGAAACCGGGCAGAGCGTGACTCTCCCGGGGCTGGCTCCAGAGCCCGGAGGCACGGCCCCACTGTTCCCCCCGGGGACGTACCCGATCATGGGTTCGGGGGACTACACCGGCACGCTCTACCCGCTGGCCGATCCGCTGCCTTCCCCTGGTATTCCCCTCCCGGCAGAGGTAGCACCGATCGCGCTTCCTCCCGGGATGGAGCCCGGAGGCATCTTGCCTCAGGAGCTTATCCCCCCGGCCCCGCTGGACTTCCCGCAGATGCCCCAGGACTTCCAGCAGTCCCCGGGAATCGCTCCGCTGACCGATCCGCTACCCACGAGCGTGCAGTCCTTCCAGCAAGCATGGCCGCCCTTCCCGGAGCCGGCACCCCAGGTGCCGCTCTACCCTCCCGAGGGGATGCCGATGCCCCAGGTGGAGGCCGCCCCGCCGGCCATGCTGCCTCCCCCGGAAGTACCGATCCTGGCAGCGGAAAGCCTGACGCCGTTCCCTGTCGTCGAATCCCCTCCCCCGGGAATGCTCCCACTGCCTGATGTGGCGCTCCAGGGACCCGCACTCCCGACGTTTGAAACGACCCCCCTGACCGGGCCGACGACATCAGGCATGCAGTCACTGGTTGAGGCGATGCAGGGTGTGGTCGGGCACGACGACCGGCTGCGAGCATTCCGCGAGGGGCGGAATGTGTTGCGTGCGCCCGTCCCGGATGCGAACCTGGGGCGAGTGGTGTGGGAGAAGACATTCGGGGGTGAGGGATGACCGAGGACGTTCTCAAGGCGATCGACACCAACGAACTGACACGCGCCGGGGAGGGTTTCCTGGATCAGTGCCTGCGGGCCCTGTTCTCCGAGCGTGTCTTTACCCTGACGGCGTTCCAGCGCGCCCGCCGCAAGATGACCGCACACAACCGGGCCTGTAAATGCTGACCTTAGGGAGCGGCTGACCAATTCTAACCTACAACGGAATTGTGCTGAGCTTCGTACAGACCCGCGCGTACAGGCAAGAGCTTGTCGCGCTGGGGCAGGATGTCGCCGGTACGCGGCACACGCTCACGGTGCTGGCGCAGGTCGCACGCAGGACGATCGGCCCCCCGGCTCCCGGGGGAGGATTCGGTACGGCTATCGCCTCCGCTGACGGAGCGCAGGGGCTGCTCGCGTTCCGGGACTTGCTCATGCGCCCCCGGCGACCGCTGCGCTTCGACGTGGGTAATCGCACGTTCGTGGACATCGTCTCCGTCGGTCGGGCAGGCGTCCCGGCGGGGGATGCGACCGACATGGAGAACGGCCCGAAACCGCTGGCCTGCAACATCATCGGCTTCAACAGCGTCGGCAGCGTGGAGGTGGAATATACGATCCAGTGGACGGCCCGGAACCCGTGCCCCGGAGCGGCGGGCATGGCCGTGCTGGCGCACGCCTGGAAGGGCGAGGACGACATCTCGGAGGATTTCTACCTGACGCGGACGTATACGGGCGTCATCCACTTCGACGCTGCCGTGGTCGGTCCCGGGTCGGGCAGCGGGGGCATCCACCCGGACAGGCTGCGGCGGCTGTTGCTACCCCCGCGCACCCCCGGGACGCACCGCCGGCAGGTGCTCGTCAAGAACCTCGAAGACGGCTACACGATGGCGTACAAGATCGTGGATCAGCAGCCCCAGGCATTCGTCAACTCCACCGAAGTTACCCGGATCGAGGCCACACACTCGCTCGTCACCACCAAGCCGAGCGATCAAGAGGTATTCGCCGCCCGCGCGGAATGGATGAACGCCGTAGCCGGCGGGGGCGTGCGGGTGTTCGGCCAGCCCGGCGGGTTCTTCGGCGACCCGGACCCGCAGCGGAAAGACCCCCGGGGGTTCGTACAGATCGAGGGCGAGCGAATGTCTGCGATCGCTGGGGGGCTGGCGGGCGCGATCTGGGCCGCCAAGGCAGCCGCCTTTAACGGTATCCCGATCAGTGTTCACTCGTTCGAGGCGACCGCCTACGGAACGCCTTACGCCCGGTACAGTGAGCTGGCGCGGGCCGCTCGGGTGGTCGTGCTGTACCGCTACATGCGAGGGACGCTGGTCGGCTCGCTGGGGATGACCGCGTTCGGCGGCAAGGTCGAGCAGTTCGACAGCACGACGCCCAAGAGTACGACCGTGCGTATGGTGGTCACGTCCCGCCCGGTGTCGATGTCAGCAGGTACGGAAGGAGTGCAGTGGGCGAAGGGCAAGAACACCATGCTGACCATCGTCGGCAACGGCCCGGCCACGCGGCAGGATAATATCACCACCGTCAACAACCAGCAAATCCCGGCGGACATCAGGCAACTGATGTACGAAGGGACAATCCAGGGAGCCCCCGGGAACTGGGGGTGGGTCGATGCGGCGTTTGCCCCGGACCTGATGTCGAGCAAGGATGCGGGGTTCCGCGATGACGGTCTGTACCCCCGGCAGAACGTGGACAACCCCATGCAGTTGATGCTGATACGCGCCCTGCAAGACCCGTGCGCGTATACCTCTCAGATGGCGGGGCCGTTCGTCGATCCCACCCCCCTGCGGACCCTCCCATGAGCAGTTACCCCGCCTACCGGGTTGCCGACGCAATCGCGCCGTACCGGGCGTACAACGCCCGGGTGCGACTCCTGATCGGCGCGGGCGGGATGCAACTGCCGCTCGCGTACAAAGCTCCCGTAGCAGGGGAGACGCCCCGGGTGACAAGCCGTCTGTTCCAGGGCAAGGAGCCGACCTGTACCGTCATCATCGAGTGGGACGGCGTGCGTGAGAAGGCCAAGCCGGAGCCTGTGGTAATCACCGCGAGCGGAGACTTCATCCTCGCGATGGCAGGGGCGCAGGTGGATGGCGTGCAGAAGGATACCAACCTGGAGGACATCATCGCGGCGTCCGGGTTCTTCGTGCTGTACTCGACCAACCGCCCCGAAGACGCCCGGATGCCCGCGATCTGGTGCCCGTGGGACGGTCGTTATGGCTCCAGCCCGCTTGTTGTGCCACAATACATCTACACCCCGGCGGAACTGGGCTTCGCGCAGTTCCTCCCCGGGGCTTCCACACAGACCACACCGGGGAACCCAACACTGGCCCCGGCGCAGGGTGACGGCAACCAGATCGACTAGAGGAACACTGCCGTGACGATTCCAGTAGACGGGGCCGGCGGGTTCTTCACCCGCCTGGGGAAGATTGGTGGGACGATGCAGTCCGTCTATACCCACCTGGCGGCCGGGGACATCGGCGGGCACATCGACGACGTGTTCGCCGAGTACGTCACCGGCACCGATCAGGACGTGGTGGATACGATCTTCGCCACGCTGGCCGCCTACCGGGCCAGCCCGTCGCAGTTCCTGAGCGCGATGCAGGCGCTCGGTAATGCGACCATCCTGGCAATGGCGAACGACGACAGCCCGCTACCCACCCAGAGCGTCCCGGTTGCCATCGCGTACCTCATCAACCAGATGCTCGTCAACAGCGAGACACTGGAGCGACCCACGATCGCCGTGGGCAGCGCCACCTACCCGTCAACGAACGTGGGCAACGGCGCGATCGTTGCCAGCGTCCTCAACAACGACGGGGCGTTCCAGCCCTATGTCTTCAACGAGGACGCTACCTGCATCTGCACCGCCGATGCCACGACCGGGGCGACCGCCGGGAGCGAGACGTTCTCCCTGACCACCCCGGCGGCCGTCGATCCGCTGGCATGGGACTGGGAGGCCGGTTCCGGGGTGTCGTCCACCCTGACCAGCGTCAACCCGGCGCTCGACGCTTCGGGCGGCAACCTGCTCACGAATTCCGACTTCAACACCTTCACCGGGGCGGTCCCCGACTCCTGGACGGCCACGGTCGCCACCGGCATCGCGTCGGGCGGCTCCGGTAACGCCTACGCGGGTAGCAACTGCCTGGCGATCTCCTACGATGCGAGCGCCCCTCTCTCGGAGTTGCGGCAGGCTGTCACTGTCACGCCGCTGACGGCGTACACCTTCCGGGTGCTGATGAAGAAGACCGCCGGCCTGTCCGGCGCGGGGGCGATCCGGCTGGCACTGGTCAACGCCTCCGGTACGGTGCTGACCGATCCCCAGGGCAACGCCTGCTCGGCCACGTTCACGCTCTCCGGATTCACGACGGGCTACGTCGCCAAGACGCTGACGACCTGGACCCCCCGGACCCTCTCCGGGACGACCTACCTGCAAATCAAGATCACCACCGCCATCGCGGACGCCTCCCAGTCGGTCTATGTCGATTGGGGCGCAATGAACGCCATGACCCGGCTGTACACCGGCGGGCCGCTCGTCTCCCTGTTCTCCGGTTCGACGAACTGGGCGCTGAACGATCGCGTCGTGCAGCCGTTCACCAACGATTACGCCGGGTTGTTTATCCGGCTGGTCGATCGGGTGTTCAACTGCCGGACGCAGGGGCTGGTGTTCCCGACGGACGCAAGCCCCTCGATCCCGGACTCATTAATCGGATAGCATTCCTGATTTCCTGACACTTCGTGGCTACTTCGTGTAACCGGGCGTATACTGCAAGCAGCCCGTGGAGTGAGCCATGCCGACGCAAGGGGCATCGACACCGCTACAACCGATCCTCGATGCGATCGTGGCCCGGCTGTACGCGGTGCTGGAACTGGAAGAGAACCAGCAACACCTCGTTATGTTCGCCCGGGTGGAGGAATCCCCCCGCTTCCAGGGCGACCAGGACATCGTGTTGCGCATCTCCGGGGTACGGCCCCTGCCCGGCTTCATGGAGGGCCACGGCGTGATCGCCCCGGGGGTCAGGCGGGGGCTGATCGTGCAGGTGCGGACCCGGGCCAGCCGCGATCCAAGTGACCGGGTGGACAACTGGCTCGCCACGCAACTCCCCCGGGAAGACCTGATCCTCTACGCCCTGACCGGGTTCGTCCCCCAGAACGAGGCGCTGGACAACCTCTGCATCAACGAGATGCGGCTGGAGGACACCGAGGCGTACAAGAACGAGCTATCCCGCATCCCCCCAGCGGACGCCACCTGGGGAGCGAATACGCTGGTGTTCGCCATCGACTATGTACCCGTAACACCCCCGCTACTGATCCCGGAGTGAGCCCATGAAGCGCGACATCGACGGCCGGCCCGTAGGCGGTATCAGCCCCGCCCCCTCGATCGGGTCCGCCCCCGGAGCGCCTGAGTGATCCAGGTCAACGATATCCCGCTGGTCATGCCGACCGACGTGACGGCGGGGAGCTTCCCCATCGACCTCGCGGGCCTGTTGTTCGCCCCGCAGACCCTGCTGCCCGACGGCCGGGGCGGGACGTTCCCGCCCGCGCAGCCCCCGCACCGGCTGGAGTACGCCCCGGGTACGCTGTACTGGCCGCAAGGCGCTTCCCGGTTCGCCGTCGGGCAGTACCTCGTCACGGACCTTGAGGCCCAGCAGATTCGCGAGATCGTACTGGAAGACCCGATCACCAATTACCTGACGCTGACCCTGGGGGGCGAGGGCACCGGACAGGACGCGGTGACGTTCCAGATGCACATGCTGCATCTGCTACCCCTCCAGCTTGACCGGAGCGTTGACAGCCCCGTCGGTGAGCGGGGCTTCTACCTGCTCGTGTTGGTGGACTACCGCTATTTCCTCCAGACCCTCGCGCCCGATTGGGTGATCGACGACACGACGACCTGGAACGATCTCGACACGGCGCTTCTGACCTTTCTCCCGGCGGGATCGACAGCGGACGCGGTGGATGCCGATTACCTCCAGCCCGGGGCGGACCTGGCTCCCCCCGAGCTGGCCACGGACGGCGTGGTCGGCTGGGCCGGGCCGCTGCTCGATGCGATCTGCCTGGCATCGGGCCGCCGGTTCGTCGCCAACACGGACGGCACCTTCACCCTCCAGAACGTGACGAACGCCCGGAGCGCCCATCTGGCCGCGCTCACGGCGAACCTGGACCACCGGCGCTACGGGGGCAAGCTGGCCTTCCCTCCGGAAGACGAGGACACGCAGGGGCTGGTACTGATCCCCAACTCGCTCCTGTTCGTCTTCCCGGAGGAGAGCGGGGGCACGACCGAGGTAGCGCCCTATACGAAGCAGGTGACTTTCGACTCCGTCCGCACGGCCGCCCTGATGACGACGGACGTACCAATCCGCGAGGGGGAACTGGTCGTCCCCACGACGCTCTGGTGCGACAACGCGAACACGGCGGACCTGGACGCATGGGCCGAGCGCTGGGCGACGGACTGGTACGCCTTCCTCTCGGCCCCGACCGTGCAGCACTACAGCGGGTGCATCGACTTCCCCCCGGATGGGCTGTCGGATGTGCAGGTGTGGTGCGTGTACGGGGACGACGCCTGGACCCGGGTGTACCGGGGGCTCCTCAACCCCCGGCCGCATGTGGTGCTGGGTTACTCCGGGGTGGCCCCCATCCCGGCGAACTCGCTGATCGTGGAGGCAGTCAGCGGCACACCCGCGTACGGCGGCATCCGTACCATCCGGTTCGACACCGCCGACGGGTTCTCGCTGTCGCAGCCGAGTACGGGCATCGTGCGGGTGGACTTCACCGCCACGGCGACGGTAGCCATCAGCAACACGGCGCTGGCCCCGGCGTACCCCATCACGGACACCTTCACCACGCTCCGGGCGGACAACTCCACGGGGGCGTCGTTCCAGGCGACCACCCCCGGAACACTGGCCGATCTGGTGCTACTGGCCGCGACGAACTCGCAATGGGGTGTCGTCACCACAGTCGCGCAGAACTTCTCGGGAGACAAGGTATTCGCGGATGACGTGACGGTGGGCGGCGACCTGTACGCCATCAACTACATCTACATCGGCGAGGCGACTGGCACACCCACCGATGCCCGCGCCAAGCTGATGACCGATTCCGCCCAGGATCAGTGGGTATCCTGCGAGACTCCGGGGTACATCGGGCCAGGTGTGGGGCTGGGGCATTACTGGACGCTCTGGAACGTCCTGGACAACATCACCCCCTTCACCGAGTTCATCGTCGGCCACCGGGACGCCTCTTCCACCGGGGCGCGATACGCGCTGGACATCGGCGGCGTTCTATACCCCGGGGTGAGCGGTACGGATGCCCTGGGCAACATCTTCACCGGCGGCATCTGCACGACCGTGGGAGCCGGCACCATCCCCAGCGGCGGCGTTACTTCCGTCAACACCCTCGCCGGGGCGCTTTCGCTGCTGGCCGGCACCGGCATCGTCATCACCGACAACGGGCTGGACGAGATCACAGTATCCTCGTCCGTCGCCGGGACCGTGACCAGTGTGGCGATGACCGTTCCGGGATTCCTCTCGGTGTCGGGCAGCCCGATCACAACCAGTGGCACCCTGGCGGTTTCACTAGCTACGCAGAGCGCGAATCTGGTCTTCGCAGGCCCGTCCTCCGGTGGTGCGGCTACCCCGACGTTCCGGTCGCTGGTCACGGATGACCTGGCTAATGGTATCGTCACGTTCGCCAAGATGCAGGCGATCACGGATGGCACGCTGCTCGGCGCGTCGGGCGGGACGGCCGTCGAGGAGATCACGCCCACGCTCGGCCTGACAATCTCCAGCAACAAGCTCAAGAAGAACTTCGTCGGCTGCATCGTCAACAACAGCGGCACGACGACGCTAACCAACACAGCATTCACTGCTATTGCCTGGGATGCTACCGACATCAAGGACACTGACGGATTTCACGACCCTGCGACAAACAACACACGGATTACAATTCCGACCGACTACGGCGGAACCTACCGGATAACTGGATCAGGATACGTCAATATCGTAAGTTCCGATCCCAACAACGTGGTCTGGGAAATCTACAAGAACGGCACTACGCAAATTGCCGTAGGGTACGGCAACCACACCGATTACGCAACCAACGTACAGCCTAATGCGGTGGTCGATCTGGCCGCTGGCGATTACATCGAATTCCGAGTGTTCCACAATTACGGCAGTAACCGAACGTTCTTGGTGGCATCACCGCAAGCCATGAGTTACCTCTGCGTCGAACGGATCGGAGACTGATCCCATGCACCGCGTCGTCCTACCGAAACCGGCCGATCTGGATGGTGCCGTTCTACGCGAAGAACTCGCCGCGATTGGCGCTCCGCTGGTTGACAGCATCGGGGCGATTGGCATTTCCGGCGAGGAGCTAATCCTGCTCCTGGGTGGCAAACCATTGCCTGAGAAACTTCAGCAAATCGCGGACGTAGTAGCAGCACACAGCCCACCGTCCAATGAGGTGCGACAGCTTCAGCAACGCCAGAAACTTGCAAAAGATGCTCTGAACGGTGGTGATCCAACACAGCGAGCCGCCCGTGCGGGCCTGCGTGTGCTGTACGCCAGCGTGGTGGAAATGCGGCAGTGGATGAATGACCTACGCCAGCAATTGCTCGCGGATGGTGCGCCGATCACGGTTCCGATTCTGTCCGTGCGCACCTGGGAGCAGGCCCTCGACGCAGCGCAGCAGCAGATTGACGCGGAGGTGGTCGAGTAGCACGCAACCTACCTACCCGGGGATGGGCCGGTGGTCACGCAGTTCGGACTGTCGAGCGGCTGGTACACCTGATGTAACGCACCGGAGCGGGCAGAAAACTGAACTTTCTGGAGAAAATCTTGATCGAGCTTCCCTGTCTCCATCAAGGCGATGACGCGGTCGAGATGGACCGCACGGCCAATCACCTCGTACACCGGCGGCGATGGCTGCACTGCCGGCACCCCCAGCAGCCCCGGGGGGCGGTTGTCACCCCGGCCGCCTCGATGTGTGGTCCGGCCTGCCCCGGGTACGCTGCCGACACGGCCTACCCGATCACCGGGCTGGCCCCGATCCATACCCGCCGGCTGGCCCTGCCCGACAGCGCCGCCCAGCATAGCTTCAATGGCTCGCTCCTCCGCTGGCGGGATCGCTGGTTGTGTGCCTATCGTCTCGGCCCCCGCTGCGTCATGAGTGTGCTGGATGAGCACTTCGGGGTCGTGGATACCCGGCTGATCGAGAGCGCCCCGGGGAGGGGCATCCTGCATAGCCGGTGCGCGCTGCGGCAGGAAGACCCTCGCCTGTTCATCCACGACGGCCGGCTGCACATGGCGTTCGTCGGGGTGGATGCCCGCGAGGGGGATGCGGGTATCGACGGCATCGGCGCGCATGTGATGTACTGCGAGCTGGATCAGGACACGTTCCGGCCCCTCCAGACGTACTACCCCCACTACCCGGGGCGGTCGATCTGGGAAAAGAACTGGGGCTTCTTCTCCCACGGGGGGCAACTCTACGCCGTCTACAACATCAAGCCCCATGTGATCCTCCGCATCGACGGAGACGAGGCCCGGGTGGCGTACACAACCGAGACGCCGCACGCCTGGACCGGGGGACACCTCCGGGGCGGGGCTCCCCCCGTGCACATGGGCGACTGCTACTACCACTGGTTCCACGGCCGCATGGGGGTCGGGCTCGACGCGATCTATTCAACCGGGGTGTATACCTTCGCCAGCGAACCCCCGTTCGCCGTCCAGCGCATGACCCGTGCGCCGATCCAGTGGGCGCGGCCGGATTCTCGGATGCGCGAGACGGCTAGCGTCGTGTTCGTTGCCGGGGCGCACTATGATCCGGACAGCGACCGCTGGTTGACATCGCAAGGAATCCACGACGACCATGTGACCGTGAGCGAATGGGACGCGCAATCTGTGTACGATCGACTGGAGACACCACGCATGACCCTTCCGCCGGTGTGGACGATCTACTGCGAAGAACTCCCCGACCGCAAGAGAGGCATCAAGGAAGAGATGCGTAAGGCGGGCATCAATTCACTGCCCTGGCGATCCTACCACGGCCAGTCCTGGGGGCTCCAGACGAGCAAGGTCTACACCGAAGGCGAGTGCCCGATCACCCCGGGGCACGCCGGGCTCATCCTGGGGCACTACTCCCTCTGGCAGCACCTGAACGCCTCTGGCGGCGATGGGGCGATCATCTGCGAGGATGACGCGATCCTCTGCGACGACTTCGCCGCCAAGGCCGCCGCCGTGCTGGCCGGCAAGCCGCCGGATGCGCAGCTCATCTTCCTGGGGCACATCGGCATCCCCGCCGGCGTCCCGCGCACCCAGGTCGGCCCGGGGCTGGTCCGGTGTGACCACGTCTTCGGCACGCATTGCTACTGGGTGAGTAAGAGCGCTCTCCCGGTGCTGCTCAACCAGATGGCGGAGCTTCGCTCTCACGTCGATATCCAGTTGATCGAGAACGTGCTGCGCCCCGGGGCGCTCAAGTGGTACAGCGCGGACCCCTCCCTCGCCGGGCAGCACAGCGCGGAAGGGACATGGCCCGGGTCGCTGGGGGGCGGCACCGGCTGGTCGGGACTGACCGAGGACATCCGGGTTGAGTTGCGCCGGGCGGCGGCGCAGCTGGAGGGCTGGTGCCCCGACCACAAGGCCCGCCAGATGGCCCAGCTCATCCTCACCCACAAGCCCCGGGTGGTCGTCGAGATCGGCGTCTTCGGGGGCAAGTCCTGCATCCCGATGGCGCTGGCCTGCAAGAAAAACGGTGCTGGCCTCGTCTACGCCATCGACCCGTGGGAAAACGACGCGGCGCTCGAGAACTACCCGCCGAACGATCCGAACGCGAACTGGTGGTCGCAACAAAATCTCGACAAGGTTTACAAGCAGTTCAGCGAGTACCTGCACACGCACGACCTGCTCCCGTGGGTGCGGATCGTGCGCGCCCGCAGTGAGGACGTGTGCGGGATGTTCGGCCCCCGCCTCCCGATCGACGTGCTGCACATCGACGGCAACCATGCGACCGAGACGGCCACCCGGGACGTACGCAACTACCTGCCCCGGGTGCGGAAGGGCGGCTGGGTCTGGATGGATGATGTGAACTGGGATACGGTCAAGCCGGCGTGTGCGCTGGTGGATTGCTCCTGCACGCTCGTGCTGGACTGCTCACACATCGGCAGCGCGTGGAGGCTCTACCGCAAGGACACCTGATGGGCTACACTAGCTTCGGCACAAACTGCCCCCGGAGACACACCATGAGCGAGAAGAGTCCCGAACTGCCGACCGTGGCCGCCGCTGTCGGCTGGTTGTCGCTGTTGCTGACGTACCTCCCCGTGGTTCTCGAACTGCTCGCGAACCTGAAGAAGCGGCAGGAGAACGATCCGGCTCCCATCACGTTCTCGCCGCCCCCGGAATGCACCCCCGAGGTAAAGGCGAAGATTGCGGAGCTGGTCGCGCTCCTCTAACGGAGTACCCCTATGGGGCTCGCAGACAGTCCAAGCGGCGCGTATCGCAAGATCGCGCTGACCGCCAGCGAGTTGGAGCGCATGACGCCGCTCCAGCTCGCCCACCACATCCACGCACTATCGCCCACGACGATTACCCTGCTGGTAGCGATCTTCGAGTACCTACAGGACAAGCCGGACGTGCGCATGGGGCTGCTCCGCTCGATGGGGCTCCTCAAGTCCGGTGAGCCGACTACTCCCCCTACCGCCCCACCGGAGACGGGATCATGAGCGCGGACGCAGCCTTCTGGGCCGAACTGTTGAAGCTGGGCGTCACCAACGTCGTCGCCCTGGCGGTCCTGTATGTGCTGTTCCACTTGATGACGCACACGATACCCGGGATGTTTCGCGAGCTAACCGCGACCGGGACGAACGCGCTGCAACACCAGACCGAAGTGTACACCCAGGCCAGCAACAACCAGACCCGGCTGTACGCCGAGCTGACCACCTCGCAGAACGCACTATTGCAGGCCCAGACCCGGGTGATGACCGACCAGATGTTGCAGCAGACCGAGGCTATCAAGAGCCTGGAGGCGTCCATGCAACGAATCGCCGAACTAACCAGCGGCAACCATCGAAAGGCGGCTATCGGTGAGTGATGTCGCGAAACAGACCGTTGTGGATGCTACAGGGGGTCGCTGATGCGGTGTCACCTGTGCCCCCTGGCGGGGTATGTGAGGCTCAACGATGGCAAAGACTACTGCGCTGATTGCTGGGTTTCTTTTATTTTCGCCTGCGCAACCGACCATCACGGCACCCCCGGAGGTCGTCGTCGCCCCGGGTGACATCGCCGCCGTCCGCGTACTGTGGGCGGGGGATGACTTCCGCTACAAGTCGTCGGCGGGATTGAACACCTTCCGCGAGTACGAGAAGAATGACAACGTCTGCGCCCTGCGGTGCATGGCGCAGCGCCCCGGGGAGTATGAAATCGTCTGCATCGCCTGCAAGGGCGGCATCCTGTCGGAGTTCGTGACGATCAAGGTCAAGGTGGGCACCGCCCCCCAGCCGCCGCCCGCCCCGGATGATCCGATCACCCCCGCCGTCGGCAAGCTGGCCGTGATCGTCGTGGAGGACGACGCACCCCGGACCCTCCAGGCAGCCCGGGTGCTGACCGATAAAGCGATGTGGGACGAGATCACTTCCCGGGGCAACACCTGGCGCATCATCCCTTCGGGCTCCCCCCTCTGCGTCTCCAAGGGCTATTGTCAGGTGGCCGCCGTCACGGGTTATCCCTCCCTGCTGCTGATCGCCCCGGATGGCCGGGTGCTGTCTGCCAGGAAGCTCCCCGGGAGCAGCGCGGAGGTACTGAACGCCGTCAAGGAGTACCAGCGATGAAGCCCACGACGATCATCGACGACCAGGGTGTGCCGCGAATCCTCAACACTCTCATGCCTGACGCGAGTGAGCCGATCGCCTACGCAACCGGGGCAGGCATGATCCCCGACATCCCCCGGAACCAGTGGGAAGAGATCGACCTATCCGACTGGTGCCCCCCGATCATGAACCAGGGGAGTACCCCGCAGTGTGGCGGGTTCTCGACGGCTGCCGCACACACGGCGGCGGTCGCCATGTCCGGCCGACCGCTCGATGCGCCCCTCTCCCCGGGGTGGATTTACGGTTACACGAAGCGACCCGGGGGCGGCATCCTCGTGCGGGATGCGCTGACCTGCCTGCGTGATCGGGGCTGCTGCTCGATCACCACCGTGGGCGAATTCGATATCAACCCGTCCGACTACTCAAGCGCCGCCCGGAAGGAAGCCGAACAGTACAAGCTGACTGCCGCGTTCACGCTGACTTCGTTTGATCAGATGGTTTCTGCCTTGCTCGCCGGTTACATGGTCGAGTTCGGCTGCCTGATCGGTAACGCCTTCCGCCCCGATCCGCAGGGTGTCGTGCCCGACCAGTCGGGCCTGACCGGCGGGCACGCGATGTACGCCTCCGGTCTGGTCTACATCCGGGGCAGGTGGTATCTCCGGGTGCGCAACTCCTGGGGCGAGCAATGGGGGCTGGAGGGCTGCTGCTTCATGCCAGAGTCCTACTTCTGGTACAAGCGCCCCGGATACCCCTACCTGAACCTGGATGCCTTCGCGATCACGGCCGTCCGCCAGGACACCCGGGACAACGCGGACCTGCCGGACACCGACGGAGAGTAAGTCATGCTGGCGCGATACCTCCGCCAAAAAGAATGTCCGGTGCGGTACGCCATCAGTACCGCTCCCGAGGACATCGAAGCGATGCGCAACTACCTGATGTTCCGCACCCGAGCCCGACACTTGGCGGCGGGTCCGGCCGGGCTCCCCGGTGTACCTTCCTCCGAGTACGGGCAGTTGCACGGGAATGTACGCGGGGCGCACGAAGCGCTTATGACGCAGCACCACCCGGCCGACCTGATGGCCCTGATCGACTCGCTGGCCGAGCACCACTCCGAAAGGCAGGTGCATATACCGCCGGAAATCATGGAGAACCTGATGCACGATCGAGGGGCCGCCTACCTGGGGTTCCCCCCGGAGATGCTACCCCAGGTCGATGCACGGCGACTGTACGGCCAGGGGCTGGATGCGCTGGGCGGGCGAATCCCCCCAGCACACGGCCCCCTGATGGATATGCTGGGCTCCATTCGCAGGTTGTTAGGCCACGGCCGGCACCCCGTCAGCGACATGGGCCACGCGCTGAATGACCGTATGCTGTCGCAGGGCGACCCCCGTGACCTGGCGCATATGTACGACCTGACGCACGACGTAGCGTACAACCAGAATCACCCGTGGCACGCTATCGAACCCAGAAACCGCCGCCCTCTTGCAGACCCTGTATATTCCGGGCACCTCGCTACCCTGCGACTACGGGATTTGATGCACTATGGCGTGCTACACCCGCTGCTCCAGCGAGGGCAGCAAGAACGCGCCCGCCTACGTTCCGAATAATTTCCCGAAGTGTGCTTGACACTTCGGGAAATTCTGCTATCATATCCTCAGTGACAGATCGAATCCATCGAGCGCAGGGAGATGCGTCATGTACCCCACCAACCAACAGATCGCCGACACGCTGTCCCCGGCCGCCCGCCTGGGGACGGCCCTGTTCCTCGCCGTCGCGAGCTTCCTCCCGGGGCTGGGCTGGCTGCTGTTTTTTGCCGCCGGGAACGCATGGGAGGCCGTCCGGCAGTACGTCGAGCGGGATTCGCTGATGGCGGACTGACCCTGTCCTGCCCAGATCACACACGAGACGAGGAGAGACGACGATGGCTTGCACGATGACGATTCCGATGTATGTGATCCGCTACACGTCCGGCGTGGCCGCTGGCCGCGTGCAGATGGATGCGGAGTGGGTCGAACAGTACGAGGCCGGGGAGATCGGGCAGCAGCCCGATGGGTTGCTGGAGGCCGGGGAGGTCTTCACTAGCGAATGGCTGGACCTTCTCGGCCTCCGCAGTAGCGAAACGATCTACCTGGAGCGGTGAGACGACCCCAGCCCGGGCGCTGGACCTCGTGCTAGGGAAGGAGTGATTCTATGCTGGTGCTCGAACGCCGGATTGATGAGGCTATCATCATCGACACGTCCGATGGGCGTATCGAAATCGTCATCACCGGGATGCGCGCGGGTCGCGTCAAGATCGCGGTGGGCGCTCCACGGGCGTGCCGGATCATCCGCAAGGAACTGCTCGCGGCTCCCGCCGCGAACCCCGTGGAGTTGCCCCAGGGGTGCGGCACCCCCGGGAAAGACCTGGAGTGTGTCGCGTGCGGGCGCAAGCTGTACGACAGGCCCGTGCAGGACGTGTGCCCGCACATGCACGGTAAGCGGGAGTAGCCATGAGCAGCAAGTCCGTACCCCCGGGGACCACCCGGGAACACTGCCTCACCTACCTCGATCTCGGCTGGGGGCTCGTCCCCCTCCAGCCCCGGCTCAAGCGGCCGAAAGAAGAGGCGTGGCAGAACCGCGCCATCCGCGAGCTTACCGAGATGGTCCGCTTCGGCCCCAGGGACAACGTCGGTGTCGTCCTGGGGCCGGTATCGGGCAATCTCTGTGACGTGGACGCCGATGCGCCCGAACCGCGAGCGCTGAGCGACCTGCTCCCCGGGACCCCCTGCGCGTTCGGGCGGGTGAGCCGTGGCATGGGGCACTGGCTGTACCAGCTCCCCGAACACGTCGAGGGGTTCACGGAATGGGTGGGCTGGGCCTACGGCAAGAAAGAGAAACTGGTCGAACTGCGTTACAGCGGGCGGCAGACGATGCTGCCCCCGTCGATCCACCCCGACGGCGACAAGCCGTTCTGGGTGTCGTGGCCTCCCCCAGCCCCTGCCGTCGTCCCCCTGCCGGCACTGGAAGCCGCATGCCGGCGGGTAGCCGCCATCACACTCATCAAGCGCGCGTGGCCGACGACCCGGGGCGGTCGGGATGACTTCGCGATGGCGGCGGTGGGTGGGCTGATCTATCACCGCGTCGATGAGGCCCAGGCGCGGCTGATGGTCGCGAGGGCGGCCCAGCTCGCGGGCGACGAGGAGTGGAAGGTGCGCGGGGACAGCGCCCCCCGGGCCGCGCGGAAGGCCGAGACGGACGCGAAGCTCAGGGGGTTCGGCTGGCTGGAGCGTGAGTACGACCTGCCCGGGTGGGGGACCCACCTGCGCGACACACTCAACATCGCGGCGCAGGTGCCGCCGAAGGGTGGGGACACCCAAGGACAACCACGGACAAACCAGGGACAACCACGGACAACCGCCCCCGCGAAGCGGGTAATCCTGCGCCCCTGGGTGCCGTTCCCGTGCGAGTACCTGCCCCGCGTCATGCGGGAGATGGTGCTGGCGGTGGCGAGGGCGCGCAACGCCGATCCGGCGCTGATTGCGCTCCCCGCCCTGAGCGCCGCCGCCGCGTGCATCGGGGCGGCGTTCCAGATCACCCCGAATGGAGACTGGGTCGAAGAGTGCGCGCTGTGGACGGTGCCCATCTGCGAATCAGGCACCCGGAAAACACCCGCATTCTCAGCGGCAATGCGATGGCTGAACTGCGAGCAGTCCCGGGTGATCCGCGAATACAAGGCGGCCGTGCGCGTGTACGACCGGGAGACGACCCGGGGTAACGAGTGCGACAAACCGGAAAAACCTCCGGTGATCCTGACCAGCGACGGCACGATCGAGGGCATCACCCTGGCGCTGGCCTCCAACATCCGGGGCATCCTGTACGCCAGCGAAGAGGCCCGGGGCTGGTTCACCAGCTTCACCCGGTACAGCAATGACTCGCTGTCCTACTACCTCTCGCTCTACGGCGGGAGCCCGATCCAACAACTGCGGGTCAGTGGTGACCGGAGCGCTGCCCGGCCCGTCCTGAGCGTGTCCGGCGCAATCCAGCCCGCCATCCTCGCCATGATGTTGACCGAACAGAACATCCTGTCGGGGCTCCTGGCTCGCGCCCTGCTCGCCATGCCCCCGGGTAGGAGAAACCCATTCCAGCGGCGACCGGAAGGAATCACCGAATCGCTCAACCGCTGGTCCGATCTCTGCGCCGGCCTCCGGGGGCTGCCGTGGGCCGATCTGGAAGCCGAGACGCCCAACCTGATCTCGCTGTCTGATCTCGCCGTGGATCACTTCGAGGACTGGCACAACCGGCTGGATGCCCGGCTGGAGCATCAGCCCATGAACCACCCGGCGACCATCGCGGACTGCAAGCTCTGGGGCAACGTGCTGCGGCTGGCGCTGGTGCATCATCTGTGTGAATGCGTGGCCTCCAATACGGACCACCGCCGGGCAGTCTCCCGGGAAAGCATCCAGGCCGCTTGTGCCCTGGGGGATTGGTTCAGCGACGAACAGCACCGGCTCTACCCCTATCTGGGGTCCGGTGAGGCCGCTGCCGTCCCGACGCTGGAGGACCGGATTCTAAGCTACTTCACCCGGCACCCGGAAACGCCCAGCGCCACCGCCCGGGAACTGCTGCGGGCGCTCAAGAACAAGGGCGACGACCTGACCGCCCAGCGCATCACCGACGCGCTGGAAACGCTCCAGGCAGAGGGGGCCGGTAGCTGCACCGTCAGTACCGTCGGCGGTCATACCCGTGTAACCTTCACTCCGTCGCCCAGGCAACCGGAGGAATCCCCCGACGACGACGAACCAGAGTGAGGTTGTAGGGTAGTCGGGTAAAGTTGTCGGTAAGTAGCACCGACAACTTAACTGTAGGTTGTATAAAGGGTTAAGTTGTGTTGTCGGGTAGTCGGTAGGAATGGGCTCCCTGACTGACAACCACCCGGTTTTGAGGCTGATTCACAAGTTTTGTTCAAACAAGTTTCGGTGGAGCGATGGGGTACCTGACATGCCGACAGCCTGCACTTACCGACAACCCTACAACAACGGTTAAGTCGTGTTTGTGAAAGGACTTAAGTTGTCGGTAACAGTTACCGACAACTCTACCCGACTACCCTACAACTACTACCGTCCGTTGACTTACCGGGTCCGTCACGGTAAACTCTATACAGCCCCGGAGGTTTACCATGAAAGAATCGGTACGGGTCGAAGTGGTGTTTAGCCCGGAACTGCTGGAAGAGATCGACCGCCAAGCGGCGTGGCTGGGCCTGACCCGCGCGACGTACATTCGCCAGGCGGCGGCGAGATGTGCCGCGACGGACGCCCAGATCAATTCCAAGCCTCGCGCTCCGTCTCCCGACCTACGCGAGCGAATCAAGCGGTATTTCGAGCGACGGGAAGGCGTCCGTCAGGCTTCGCTGCGGCAACTACAGCGGGCAATCACCCGGAAGCACGAAGCTGTATCGGCGGGCGCGATGCGCGCGGCGCTCGATGCCCTGGCGCGGGAGGGTTACGGAACTGTACTAATCGAGGATCGCATGGGGGGACGGAGAACACTATTTACCCGGAACGACTGAGCCGATGGAGACTTACGAGGTGGACGGGCGTACTTTCCGTGTGGGTGAACTGTGTCTGTTCCGCCGCTGGGTAGCCACCACCTACGCGGCGTGGCTCTCGGCAGAGGTGCTACCCACGGAACCGGGTGATCCTCCCTACTGGTTGCGCGTCCGTTGCGAAGGCGACTGGTGTTATGCGTGGCCAAACGAGGTGCTACTTCTGTCCGAGAACTTCTCACCGGGGGTCTGATGATGTACCAGCAACTGACCGTCCGCGAGGCCATGCACGACCTTCAGTCCCTGGGGGCGCTCGACCCCCGGCCGACGCTGGCCCTGGACGTGGAGACGACGGGGCTCGATCAGAGGAGCGACAAGCTGCGGCTGGTCAACTACCAGCCCTTCACCGGGACGGTCCCGGTGACGACCCACGTCCGCATCGTGGACGTGGCCCACTGCCCCCCGGGCGAACTGGACGACTACCTTCGGGCGCTGGCGGGGTTCAAGCTCGCCGCCCACAACGCCTACTTCGATCTGGGGTGGTTCCTGGCCCGGGGAATCTACCCCGAAGCGCTGTGCTGCTGCACGCTCCTCTGGAGCAAGGTCACGCTCGCCGGGGAGTTCGGCCGGGAAGCGTTTATGACGTTCAAACAGACGAACCTGGAGAACTGCGCCCGGTTCTTCACGGGGCGCAAGCTGAACAAGGAAGAGCAGACTTCGGAGTGGTCCCGGCCGGTGCTGACGGAATCGCAGCTCCGGTACGCGGCGGCGGACGTGGCGATCCTGCCGCCGCTCGTGACGGCTCTCTGGCAGCGGCTCCAGGGGGACGGGGCCACGCGGGCGGCCCTGATCGAGAGTCGCGCCCTTCCCGCCGTGGCCTGGCTGGGCGTGATGGGGATGCCGTTCCGCCCGGACCTATGGAGCATCCCCTACCGCACGGCCCTGGCGAGGCAGGACGAGATTTTCGCGCGGCTGAGGCGCGACCACCTCACGAACGCGGCCATCGCGCAGCTCGACGGGGGACAGCAGCAGTTCGGTTACGCAATGGACAGCCGGGCGGACAAGGTTCTCTCCTCCCCCAAGCAGTTGCTCGCCTTCATGCACATGCTGGGCTTGAGGCCGAAGCTGATCGGGCGCACCCGGGAAGGTGTCATCGAGAAAGATTCGACCGCCGACGATGCGCTCGCGCTGTGTGACCACCCGCTCGCGGACCTGCTCCGGGAGTACCGGGGGCACGACCAGATTCGCAAGTCGTTCAATGACCAGTGGGGCCGGGTGCGCAAGTCGGACTCCCCGGTCGCGGTGCGCCTGGGGCGCATCTTCCCCAGCGTCAAGCAGTGTGAGACGGAGACGGGGCGCATGTCGGTCGCGTACCCGAATCTCCAGCAAGTCCCCAACCCGCACAAGCATCCGCTCGGGAAGGACTTCCGCCGGGCCTTCCGCCCCCCGGAAGGCCGGGAACTGGTGGTCGCGGACTTCTCCCAGATCGAGCTACGCCTCGCCGCCGAGATCAGCGGCGACGAAGCGATGCGCCAGGTGTACCTTGCCGGGGGCGACATCCACACGGAAGCCGCCAAGTGGGTGCTGGGCAAGGACGCCCCGGACAAGCACGACCGCACGATTATGAAGTCGTGCTTCAGCGGGGACACTGAAGTCCTGACCCCCGGCGGCTGGGTCCGGTTCGACGCGCTGATGCCGGACGTGCGGGTGGCGCAGTACATGCTACCGCGTGGCGTCGAGTACAACCCCGCGCGGCCCCTGTCGAACCGCTGGGGGCACCCCACGGGCAAGGTGTGGTGGGACGGTGACGGGGGGATGATCGAGTTCGTCACGCCGCTGGCCCTGCGGTCGTTCGACGATCGGGAGTTGTGGCACCATCAGGACCGCAACAGCGACATCCTGGCGACCCCGGATCACCAGATCGTCTACATTGACAACAACAGCCGCGCCCGGCGGCAGCCGATGGCGGAAGTGAGCGCGGGCAACTGCCGGTACTTCGTGGCGGCCGGGCGGATGCTCCGGGCTCCGCAGATCAGTGACGAGATGACGCGGCTACTGGCGATGGTGGTCGCGGACGGAAGTTTCCCCCGCAACTCCAATCAGATCAAGCTGGGGTTCACGAAGGCTCGCAAGATCGAGCGGTGTAACGAAGTCCTCCGGGCGGCGGGCGTGGCGTACCGGGCGAGGGACTGCATGTTCGCCGACAAGCCCGGGGTGGATTTCACGATCATGGACGGCCCCCGGGATACGCTGCTCCAGTTCACCACCACGGACAAGGTGCTGTCGTGGCGGTGCCTGACGGACATCGGGGCGGGCGTGTATCTGGATGAAGCCGCGTTCTGGGACTCACACCGGATCGAGGGCGACAGCCGGACGCGGGTTCTGTTCACCAGCACGCAGCGGCAGACGGTGGACGTGATGCAGGCGATGGCCGCTACCAGCGACACGCCTTCCACGTCCACGCTGGAGCATGAAGCCTATGACAACGTGTCGGCGCTGTGGCGGCTGTCGTACTCCGAGAAGCGCCACCCGACCTGGCGGGCGTCGTGGCAGCCGTCCCCAGTCGGCCGGGGCACGGTCTACTGCGTGCAGGTGCCCAGCGGCGCTATCCTGATCCGCCGCAACGGCCGGGCGGTCGTCTGCGGCAACTGCAACTTCGGGCTCCTGTACGGCGCGGGCGTGGACCGCTTCCGCATCTACGCCAAGAGCCAGTTCGGCGTGGACCTGGGAGACGACGCTGGCCCGATCCGCGAGCGGTGGTTTGCGGCCTTCCCGGGTATCCGGGCCTGGCACCGGGACATCGGCGCGAGGCTCGATCAACACCATGCCCTCACCACGCGGACGCTGTCCGGTCGCCCGCGCAAGACCCTCAAGTCCTACTCCGAATGCCTCAACTCCCCGGTCCAGGGGAGCGGTGCGGACATCACCAAGCTCGCGCTGGCCCGCATCTACGAGGACCGGCACAACGCCCCGGTGCCCCCCACCTGCGCCCTGACGGGCGACGGCTGGTATCCGTGCGCCGTGATCCATGACGAGATCGTCCTCGAAGTCCCCAGCGGCTCCGGAGAGGCGATGGCGGCCTGGCTGAAGGCCCACATGATCGCCGCCGGGGCCGAGCTGATGAAGACCGTACCGTGTGATGCAGAGGCGTCCGTCCGTACCTCGTGGGCTGAGTGAGGAGTGAGCATGTACACGCTGGAATGGTTGTCCCTGTCCGGTGGATGGGTGGTGTACGGCGAGTTCCCGACCTACCGGGATGCGGCATCCCTGCGGTGGTTTTTCGGCACCGACAACTGTCGCGTCCTCAACCCAAAAGGTGAAGTGGTTCCGTGGGCTGAAGAATAATTTTCCGAAGTTTGCTTGACACCTCATGAAACTCTGGTAGACTACAGACAGTGAGGGGCAGCACTCAGGAGCCAGCCCCAGGCTGCCGGGTAAGAGTCCCGGCCGACCCCTCACCGGGATACATCAAGGTCGCAGGGAGACGAGCGATGAACGAGATGGAGCGGATCACGAGCCGGGCGGATGTCCTCATCAGCGCGATCACCGAGGCGATGATGGCCCCGGTGGAGGCCGCCGCCGAGCGGATGGCGCTCGCGGTCAAGGTCGCGCAGATCACGGGCCGGATGGAGGCGCACGCGATGGTGCTGGACACCATCGCCGCGCACAAGGACCGGCTCCTCGCGGGGCTGGCGGGCATGACGGGTGCCCGGCGAGCGCTGGCCCTGAAGCATGTCGAGTTGCTGGAGGCGCAGGAACTGGCCATCCTGACCGAGATCGAGGTGCCGGCCGAGATCGCGCAACAGGCGGTCAAGGGTCTGCCGGCCCCGATCGAGCAGCCGACGCACAAGCGGGACGGGCGGCGGTTCGCCCGGGTCAACGGGGTCCACGCGGAGTGAGGTTCGCACACCAGCCCGGGGGCCGGCCCCCGGGCGTTTCGGGAGTGAGTCATGACCCTCTGGGAGCAACTGGCCGAACCGTTTCCGCCCGAGGTGATCGGGTGGAAGCCGAGCAACATCAGCGGCAATCGCTGCATGGCCCTGGCGTACATCGACGCCCGGGATGTGCAGGATCGGCTCGACGCGGTCGTCGGCCCGGAGAACTGGCGGTGTACGTTCCGCGAGGCCGATGACGGGTGTGTCATCTGTACGCTCGCCATCCGAGTGTGGCGGGCAGAGGCAGGGGCCGCCGAGTGGATCGAGAAGTCCGACGTGGGCGATCCGTCGGACCAGTCGAAGGCGGGCGACAAGCTCAAGGCGGCGTTCAGCGATGCGCTGAAGCGGGCGGCTGTACAGTGGGGCATCGGCCGGTATCTCTACCGACTCGACGCGACGTGGGCCGACTACGACCCGCAGAAGAAGTGCATCGTCAGGCCGCCACAGCTCCCCGCCTGGGCGCTCCCCGGGGGAAAGCCGAAGCCGGCGGTGATCGTCACCCCGGACAAGTCGGTCCTGGCTGCCGTGGCCGAGCTGGACGAGAGCACGCCCCTGAAGGATTGCCCGGCGGCGTGGAGCGTGGTCGATCTGCGCTGCTCGATGGTGGGCCTGTCGTGGCCTACCCTGGCGAAGAAGCTGGGGATCAAGAGCCCTGACGAGATCACGGTGGGGATGTTCGGCAGCATCATGGAGCGGTTCGACAAGCTCCAGGCGGGGGGTGCGAGGTGAAACCGTCACGGCAGATCATCGTCATGGACCGGGGTATCGTACTCGTGGGAGTCGTCTACCCGGTGGAAGGTGAGCCGCTACTACTGCGGCTGACCGACTGCGGGGTCATCCGCCGGTGGGGAACGACGAAAGGCCTGGGCGAACTTGCCCTGAAGGGGCCGCAGAGCGGAACCATCATCGACAAGGAGCCCGACGGAACCCTCATCAACCGCGTCTATGTGATGCGATTGATCCCCTGTAGTTCGGGGTGGAAATGAACGAGTACGACCTCGGCATCCTGGGAGACATCGCGGAAGACGCCGGACAGGAGACTGCCTTGATTCGGAACCTGACAAGCCGCCTGCTTGAGAGAGCCCGCGAGCAAGGCTACGGCTACGGCTACGGCGACGGCACCGGCTACGGCACCGGCG